GCTTACCACTACCGTGGATATCAGGAGCCTCGCCCCTTTCAATAGCCAACTCTTTAGTTGCTTCTTTTGCCTTTCCTTTAATATAAGTAAATGCCTTATAGTTAAACCCAGTTGCGTAAATACCTTCGAAAGGGATGTTCCTAGATTGAAGATAAGCATGGAAACCCATAGCACCGAGACCGAGACTCCTTTCTCTATACGCTGAGTAGGCACTCTTGGTAAAGCCTTCCTTACCTTCTTTAACATATTTTTGAAAGCGTTTGAAATTTGCACTGTATTCTCCTAGTTGTGTTGTATCTATTGCATTGTCAATGTAATGTTGTAAAACATTGTCAAGCATGGTTATTAAATCTTGTATAAAGTTATCGTCCTTTGACCAGCTATCAAAGTATTCTAAGTTGACAGATGACAAACAACATACTGCTGTTCGTTCTTCATCAGTTGGTAAAGTAATCTCAGAGCATAAATTACTTTGTCTTATTTTTAATCCTAAATCTTTTTGTGATTTAGATAAAGCATCATTACATGTATCAATATTAACCATGTAAGGTTCACCTGTTTCTGCTCTGGCATTTATAATTTGCCACCATAATTCTCTAGCGTTGATAGTCTTAACAGCTTCGTTAGTCTTAGGGTCTATCAATCTCCAATCTTCATCTTTTTCTACAGCCTGTAAGAAAGCATTGGTAATGTTTATACCGTTATGAAGATTAAGATTCTTTCTGTTTATATCTCCACCTGATTCTTTACGCATGTTAATAAACTCTTCAATCTCCGGATGACTTATGTCCATGTAAGCAGCATAAGAACCACGTCTTGTTGTGCCTTGATTAAAGGCTAACATCTGAGAATCAACTACGTGCATGAAAGGAATTGAACCAGTAGAACGACTGCCATGAGTAGTTGAAATACCGTTGCTCCTAATATCGCCCCAATATCCACCGATGCCTCCACCTGAACTTGCCAACCATATGTTCTCATCATAGTGAGCAGATAAACCACCCCTGCTGTCAGGAACATAATTGAGGAAACAACTGATAGGAAGCCCACGAGTGGTACCCCCGTTACTAAGAATAGGAGTGCTAAACATGAACCAACGAGAGGAAGAGTAGTTATAAAGTCTTTGAGCCAATTCAAAATCTGTCTCACCTTTGTAGGTTGCCCCGAAGACCGAGGCTCTTGCGAATGCTTCTTGTGCATGTGTTTCTCCTTCCCAAAAATATCTATCTTTGAGTGTATCTAAACTAAATTTATCAAATGTTTTTTCTTTATCGTAATCTATCTCTATACCTAGGTAAGGTTTCTTTCCTATCTTATCTTCAACCATTATCTTGTTCCTTGTTGTTTACGTATATTGCTATTATAGCATAGTGTATAATTTTATATAGGTCTAAATTGTTTTTACCGTTCTTTTTTCCAAACCTCATAGCATACTTCATAATGTTTCCAAGACAGAATCCTTCTCCATATCCAGAATCAATTATCATATCTGTTGCTTGATACTTACCATTAGCATAGTGTTGGTCGTATGTATTACCTACGTAAGCTTTTAGTTCATTTAATATTTTATCTTCGTTAAATTTATAATTCACTTTTCCATTCCTCCGGTAATGTTTCTTCACTATACCATTTAAAATTATTTGTCTCTGCCCATTCAGCATGAGTTCTTTTTGTTTTATCTTTCCTTACCTTTGCACCCGGCATTGGAGAGAAAGGTTTCTGAAATAAAAATACTAACTCATAGTTATCAGGTATAGCTTCTCGTATATGTATGTACTTACTATACTCTGCATAGTCCCAAAACCTACCTTTAGCTTCTAGTAAAATTGTTTTACCATCTATAACCTTTACAAAATCAGGTTCGTATTTATGCTTAACAACATAATTAATATTATCCCAATGATGTTTCCATTCTTGTAGTACAGTTTCATGTAGGGTCGCTTCCCATAAACTGTCATACCCTTTAGGAATACCAACCTTCTTTGGTCTGGGTTTTCTTGGTACTCTTCTAGGCATCTAACTCTTCCAAATGAAAGTTAGGATTTTGTTTTACTTTTTTATAAAACCATCTAAGACTATAAGCACTTAACATAAATTTATTATTAGCAAAGATATGTGTTTGCTCTGGAAGAAACTCATGTAAATTTTTCTTATTAATCTTTTTAGTATCTTCTCCTTCTGGAACCATTGTTCTTATCCAACCTATTAGTAATCCTTCAGCTTTACGTCTTAGTAGTTTTGATTTTTTACCACTCATATTTGTGTTACCTCTATAACATTAGGAACTTTAGGTACTTGGGTTAAGTATCTATTACCATTAGAATATTTAAATACTCTTAAACCTTTACCCTCGTTAGCATCTTTATGACATTCAAACTTATATCTACAATAGACACAGCCTTTAGGTAGTTGCATGTTTCCAGACTTACCATCAGGTATAGGACTATAACATTTAGAAGGAGGAGTCTTTAACTTAACAGCTTTTTTAATATCAGTTATTTTCTTTTTGATATTAGGTTTATCAAAGTCATCAGGTCTGAACATAGCTAACTCTCCAGACTCTTTATTGAGAGCAAGGAAACCACCTTTGTTTGTTCCTTCTGCTTCTTCGTAACCTGCAAGTTGAGCCATGTATCCAAAAGCATCTTGTTCTGCTAGGGTTCCATCTTTAAATTTTTTAAAAGCAAAACCAGAAGCAGTTTTAACATCAACAACTTCTCCATCAATAACACAATCCATGTGTCCTTTGATACCAGAAACTTTTATTTCTTTTTGTTCGTTAGTAACTTCGTGTCCAGATAACTTAACAAGAAATAAAACTATCTCTTCAAGCAAGTGTCCGTATAAGAACTTAATAAATGTAGGCGGAGAGATAACCTCTGTTGTATCAGATTCAGAGTTCATTTCATACCACAATTGTCTAGGCTGTTTGCCTATGTTAGACATACGTAAAGCAGGTTTACCTCTAGGAGAAGGATGAGACCAGTTGTAAAGAATCTCTTTCATGGATTCTCCAAACTGCTCAATAGAATCTTCATCTATATCAAGATGCTCTCCTTTTCCTAGAGCCGACAATTTATTATATATATCTTCTACTAAAGTGTCAAGTGTTTTTGTTTTCTTTTTCATATTATTTTCTATGTTTTACAAAATTAAGTTGTCTTGTTTTAGAATTAAACATTAATAACTTTACTCCAGCTTTAATTTGTTCAGGAGTTCTACCTGCACATCTAGTTAAATTATTACCTGTAGGTTTGTGAAGTTGAGGCTGTGCTGTTTTAACATCTATTAAAGTTATATCTCCTTTGGAATCTCTTGCTACTAAATCAGCAAGACCTGTACATCCACAATTTTTAAATACTTCATAGCCATTATCCCATAACCAAGTTACTGCATAGAACTCTGCCATGTCTCCTTTTCTACTATCACAATGATTAGTGTGTTTCACTCCAGTTACCTCCTATCTTATATTCACCATCAAGAGGACATCTAAGATTGAAATGTTCTCCGGCTTTTGTAATACTATCAACAGCAAACTGACCTATAAAATCAGCTTGTTCTTTAGGCACTTCTATCTGCCACTCATCATGAATATTAGCAACAAATTTATAAGGTACTGCATTTAATCTTAAGACATCATCTAAAATAGATAATGCTTTCTTCATAACTATAGCACCTGCTCCTTGAAGCAAAGTGTTAAGAGCAGAATGAGCATTACGTATGTAAAGCTTTCTACCATCTATACCTTTAAGATATTTTTTTGAAGCTGCTCTTTGTACCCTGTCTCTAAGAGATTTAAATGCAGGGTTATTATCGAAGAAATATTCTCTAGCTCGTTTACCATCTGCTGTATTTCCTTGAACCACTTTTCCAAGCTTTTCATCTCCTGCTCCGTACATGAGGGCATAGATGAATGTCTTCGCCTGATTTCTTGATTTAAGTTTTGCAGCTCTTTGATTAGCTGTGTGTATGTCTCCATCTAAAATCTCCTTGATATAAGTTTCATCATTCATATAGTGTGCTAACATTCTTAGTTCTAAACCACTAGCATCAACTCCAAGTAATACATTACCATCATCTACAATCCAACATGCTCTGCATTCTGAACCATAAGGGCTGTGAACTGAAGGTACTTGTGCCATGTTCGGACTTCTGTGTGTCATTCTACCGGTGATAGCACCATTAGGTATAACAAAACCATGAACACGACCATCATCTTGTACAGCTTCAACCCAAGAATCAACTTGAGCTATACGTTTTTGAAGCAGTAAGAAGTCTGCTATAAGTTTAGCCTCACGAATATGAGTCACTTCTGATAAAGTTTTTTCATCTACAATAGGCTGACCTGTTGGAGTAAACCTATCAGGTTTCCAACCAAAGTCCATGAGGTATTCCCCAATCTGTTTACGACTACCCAGATTAAAGTCTACTAATTGTTTCCTCATAAAGGGAGACATATCTTGAGTAGTAATACATCTATCATACTCGTCATCAGTAAGACCACGTTTAGATAAGTCTCCATCTTTTTTAATGTAAGGAGTTACTAGCTTATCATCTACCCATTTAGGTTTGAATGTATTATGAACTTCATCTTCAATCTGTTGAGATGTTTCTCTAAGATTCGCAAGAAGAAGTAAAGCAGATTCCATATCAAATTTAAATCCGTTCTCTTCTTGTTTCTTCATGACTCTAGCAACATCTTGTTCAAGTTCAATTGATTGTTTACTAAAACCTTTAGACTCATTACGAAGTTCTTTATATACTAAAGTATTTAACTGAACATCACGAACACAATAGTCTAACATTTCTGAAGAGTAGTTAAGATAATCTTCAAACTCAATCTTAGATAGACCAAGTTTATATCCCCACTTCTCAAGACTGTGTCCACCTTCTCTGGTAGGATTAAATAATCTAGATAGAACAAGTGTATCTATAACTTCTTTATTACTTAAGTTTATATTACCAAACTTTTCTACTAAAGGAATATCAAATCCTATAATGTTATGACCTATTAATCTATCTGCTTTAAGCAAAAGCTCATAGCCTTCTTGCAAGTTGCTTGGAGGAAACTTAAATATCTCTCCAGAGTTTGCATCTTGGGCTACAAGACAATGTATTAAAGTTGCTTTAAGGTCATCAGTTTCTATGTCAAATACTAAATCCATAATTAAAATGCCTCATCTAAACTATCATCAAAGGTAATATCTTCATCTGTTAATTCAGATAGTCTACCTGTTTCAGAATTATAAACAACTCTAGCAGCCATACCCACATCACCAGTATATCTAGACTTAAGAACTCTTAGTCTAGTAGTCCTAGCTTCTTCAGGGTCATCTGACTGTTGGTTACGTTCTAATGCTATCACACAATCACTAAGTTGTCCAATACTATTTGAACCTCTTAGATGAGATAGAGAAACCTCTATACCATTCTCATGTCCTTTATTACCATCAACTCTACGTAAGTGTGAAACCAAAATGATTCCTGCACCTGTCTCTTCTACCAAACTTCTAAGTCTAGTCATGATAGAATCAATAGCACGTCTTTCATCTCCTTCATGTACAGCACTGACTAACATATGTAAATGGTCAACGACCACCCACTTGCAATCACATCCTATAATCATGAATCTAAGTTTAGTAAAGATATCATCAATGTCATTCGTACCAAAGTGTGAATGAACCCATACTCTATTCTTGTTCTCACCATCATAAAGTATATCAAACATCTTATCTAGTTCTTCTTTAGAAAACTTCTCACGTTCTTGGTCAACGTATAACCTAGCATTAGCTTCAATAGATAAGATACCATCAATGGTTCTTCTCCAGTCTTCTTCTAGTGCTATGATACCTACATTATCTGTAGTGTTCTTAATAAGATGATGTTCAAGTTCTCTTGTAACACTTGACTTACCAAGACCAGTACCACCTGTAAGTGTGACCAGTTCTCCTGCTCTAAGACCATACAACTTCTTGTTCAATCCTTCATAAGGATAAGGTACGCTTTGTTTCTTCTCACGATTATGAAACTTCTCACGCTGTTCAGAAACATTTATAACACCAGAAGGTGTATAAACTTTACTAGCCCACCAAGCTTCAACAAACTCTTTATGCTTGTTGTTTCTTAGCATATCGTTAGGGTCTTTCCAACCATTAGGAAGCGTAACTATTCTAGCTTTCCCGGGCTTGAAAAGTCTAGCAACTTTTATACTAGCTTCTTGTCCTGCCTTATCTTTATCAAAAGCAATGATAACATTTTCAAAGTCATCAAAGAACTCTAAGCTTTCCTTGATATCTCTGACTGCACCATTTGCTCCACGCTTAATAGATACTACAGCCCACTTAGAACCAAGCAGTTCATAAGCAGCCATAGCATCACACTCTCCTTCGGTAATGGTAATATACTTACCACTCTTGAAAAGTTGTTGACCAAACAAACCTGTATCATTATAAGTACCAGAAATATAAAAGTCTTTGTCTCTACAGTTTCTAGTTTTAGTAGCTGATAGCTCATGTCCATTATAATAAGGATAAAAATGTTTAACTAC